ATAATTCTTGGCATACTTACAACCTTTGCATATATATTCTTTTGTGTACTTGCATCATCCCATTTTGTAATTGTAAGAAGTTTGCTCTCCTTTGTAATAGAAAAAGCCTTAGCAAGATCCGAAGCCTTTTCAAAGTAGTCTGCAACAGTAGTACCTATAAGAGTTCCCTCTATAGCTAATTCTCTTGAAGCATACTTTTGATTCCATATCTTACTTCCATCCTGATCTGTAAGAAAATCTTCAGAGGTACGTATATTAATATCATAAAACCCAGGTAACCTGTCAATATAGTATTGTGAGGTGTCCCCTATAGTTATTCCATTGTATACTATTTTTACTGCTGACATTATCTACTCCTCCCTAAAGTTCTTAATTGAAAGTCTAAAGCACTAGCAAGCTGATTTGGGTCAACTTGAGTATTAATAAATGTGTTGTTAAATGTACTATTATTTCCTGTTTGTCCTGACTCTTTCAGTTGACCCCTCTTGTCATATGGGTTATTTCTTGCTGGAATTACAGCCTCGCCCTTGTGTATCTTAGCTATTTGGTCTGATGGTACAAATGGTGTACCTACATCATAAGTGGAAAGAGCATCAAATGCTTTTTTAGCCTCCGTTGCATACCAGTCCGAAGACTCACTAGCTTTAGTTGAAGCGTCCTGTAACTTACCAGACCAAACTTTAAATGCTGTATTAATAGACCCCTTTGGCAACATAAGAAGTTTGTCAAAAAATGCAGGCAATTTAATATTAGTTAATACATTACTCAAACTACTAGAAAGATTAGAAAACGCTCCTGAAACAAAAGAGTTAATAGAAGCAGCTATTCCATTAACAGTGTTCTCAATATCCTCACCAACACCCTTAAGAAGTTCACCAAAACTTGGTAAGTCTAAAGCTCCTCCTAAATCTATATCTAGTGCATTCATATCAGCTATTGTATTCGAATACATATCAGATATGTTCTCATTCATACTTGAGAACTCGGACTCTTCTTTCTTGATCTGATTTCTTAACTCATTTAATCTCTTATTGTGAGTTTCCTTTAATATATCTATCTCGTCTTTTGAGGTTTGCAATTGTATTCCTTTTATATCCTCCGCATGTTTTTTAAGCATAGCCTCGTCTTGAGCTATTTTTTCCTGTAAAGAATTTTGTCTTTCTTGGTGTTCAGACTTCAAACTTTGCGTCTCCTCTTGATATGTAGTGTCTGCAGTATTTAATTGTTCTTGCAATGCTGCTTTAGCAAGCACTATTCTTTGTTGTAATTCTTGACGTTGACCCGCCGTTAAATCCTTTTCTTCTCTAAGTCTCCTTTCAACTACAGCCTCTAACTCTCTAATCTGTTCTTCTCCTCCTTCCTTTATCATTTTACGCTCTTGTAAATAGGCTTCCGTTTTTTCCTGCATTGTTCTTTCGAACTGCTTTTGTTCTTCCTTTAGTGTTCTTTTGTTTGTTGAAAGTCTTTCTTGTGCATTTTTAACAATATTCGCCAACTGATCCTCAAAGGCTTCGTTTTCTTGCTCTATCTGTTCTCTTAGGTCTGCTATTTTCTTTCTAGCCTCATCAGCACCCTCACCAACCTTTGCAGCTGCTTTTTTACCAGAAGTACCTAGATTTTTAAGTGCATCCAAAGCACCACCTGAAGAATCTTTAACTGCTGTCAATTTCTTTACTTGCCTTCCTAGCAACAGACTAACTCCTACAATAGCAATTCCTAAAGCTCCAAAGGCTAATTGAGTAGATATGGCAGACGCTTTTAGCAGACTCAAGGTCGCAGAAGCGATTTTAACGGCTTTTGCCAAAGCCCCAGCCACTATTACTACTGCCGATATACCTGCCACTAACTTAACAGCATTTTGAACTAACTTTTCATTTTGTTGTATCCACGCTGTTGAGTATCTTACTATAGGAACTATAGTATCCACCACTGTTTCCATAACAGGTACTAAAGCGGCTCCCAATGTTGTTCTTAGGTTTTCTGCACTAGCTTTAACTCTTTGTAGTCTCTCAGATGTAGTTAATTGAATATCTCCATATTGTTTAGCTATGTTAGCTCCATCCTGTAATACAGCATTTACTAAGGCTTGTTTTTTCTCAACCTCATTCATACTATCAAAAGTCTCTTTTAGAGCATCTGGAATACGAATACCTAAGTTGTCTAGCACTAAAGGAGACATCCTACCAATACCAGTAACAATACTTTCAAGTGATTGATCCATACTCAAACCAAACTCACGACCTCTAATTCTTGCTACCTGCATAATAGCAGCCATTTCATCGATATCGTTGGTGACCCCAAGAGATGCAGCTGCACTAGCCTGTTTAGTCAACTCAAAATCTGAAACGATTCCCTGGGTTGCATCTCTTAGGGTATTCAAGTTAGCTGTTACTTCTCTACCAAAACCTCTAGCAAAACCTTGTGTTGTACCTTCCATTTTACCAAAGGCATTGGTAGCATCTACTGCAACAGCTCCTAATGCCCCTAATGTCAAAGTAGCTTTTTTCCCTGCACTTGTTAGTGAGTTTAAAGCTTTGCTGTTTTTTCTTTCGTATTTTCTTATAGATTTAGCAACTTGCTCAGCAACAGCTGTTACATTATCAACACCTGTCCAAGTTACTCTTATATTTCTACTTTGATCTGCCATTAATTAATATCCTTATTTTATTTTTTATGTCTATTTCTAAGAAAACTCTTCTTCTTTTCTTCTCTCGCAGAAAATTCGTTCATATAACGATCTAAACGCATTAATCTGCGTAACCATAAAGCATCGGTCTCTAGGATTTGTTTTTGTGTATATCCAGTAACTAAGGCTATTGTTTGTGTTTGAAACTCTCTTGTTAAATCATTTCTTCTGCCTTTAACAAGGGCTTTAGCTACTTTTGCAATTTTTTTTCCTCTTCTTTGTCTTCACCTGAAACCGACTCTAAGACTTTATTTGAATGAACTAATACTTTATTTGCTAGTCTTCCTGGCATTTCGTTGTATCCTTCCTCTAAAGTATCCTCTTTATAGACTTTTCCATCTATTGATATCTCTTTTATCATCGAGAGTCTTGCAAATCTTCCAGCAGGAATATTCCCCTCATCTATAGCCTTCTGTGCAAATTGCTCGTAGTCATCCATACGAATGTCGGTTGCAATAACCACATAATCTCCTCCTAACTTAAGCTTTTTGGTTTTCATAAATATATTTTTTTATTTTATATATTAATAAGCTGCCTCATCAGTGATTAACTGAGCAAGACTATATCCGTTTGTTAAGTCAGTATATACTGGAACTACCATAAAGTCTTCCCCTGCAACCTCTTTAAGTGTTGGATCTTCTGTTAGGTCAATTTGCTTTGAAGCTGGAATATCTATTCTTATTGATGGGTTTGTGGTTGCCCCTATTGTAGTTCTTGTATCTATAAATTCTATTCTAGCTGCTCTAGTTGCATGTGCTAAGTATTCATCTAATATATAAGCGTCATCTCCTGAAGAGAAACTTTCTTCATTGAAGTCCTTTGATATTGACATTGTTACTTCAAAATCAGCTGCAAGTACGTTAGAGTGTGTATCAGTACCTATGTATTTTAGCTTTTTAGGATCTCTGGTAAATTCAACACCGACTTCTTGTACATCAATAGCTAACGCTGAAGCTAAGTCTGCGTATGTTTCTGGCATATAGAATTTAGCATCAACCATACTGAAATAACTGTCTGTTGGATAACTGGCTGTTAATCCTGTTGTAGTAGATGCTTTAGCTGTTAAGAATGTCATTGACAATTCTGGTACACCTTCCGTATTTACAGTAATACTTGCAGAAGAAACAATACCCAATGGATACTGAAACTGCCTATCATCTGCCCACTTTATATGTAGTGTATATGTTGGAACTACACCTGTATTTAGTATTTCAAACACGTGTGTATTTACATTAAGCTCTGGGTCTCCTGTTGTAGTTGTAATGTCTCCATACATACCCGCTAAGGCTATTCCAGAAAATATTCTGTCTAATGGCATTGTGATTGTGATTTCATTTTCAAACTGTACCGCTTGAATGTCTTGCTTGACTACCATTGCACCGATGTTAGCCTCTACATCGTATGTCTCTTTTATTGGGCTAATATCAAGTCCTCCCCTAGGTATCCAGTCCCCTGCTAATGGAGCTTGAATAGTACCTCGAGTGGTCTCCTTGACTACCGCCACCTCGACTTGCTGTCCTATCTTTTGCATATTAATTAATTAAAAAAATTATTTATTATTTCTTAGGTTTTATACCTCTTCTTTCATTGTATAACTTCTTCGCTTTCTTAAGTGAAGGGGCTAAGATATTATACTTACTCCAAAAGTAAAGCTTTTCAACTTCTTTACTTTCTTCTTTTTTAGAAGTTTCTTTCTTTTTGCTTTTCTTTTTAGCCATTTTTATATATTTACAAATTAACTAGCGTTCCTTATATCCAAGAACTCTAATCTTATATCACAATAACGTATTTGGTGGTCTGTGTCCAACCATTGAGCCTGTCCACCTGTTGGAAGTAATAAATCTGCTATACCACCAGCACTTCTGTTAGAGTCAAATTTATCGATTATGCTATCTACTATATTATATAAAGCAGTGTCAATCTCATCTACAGTCATTGCCTCTGATCCTATCTCGTATTGTAAACTAACATTATAGACATATCTACGATACGAAGTTCTAATAGTATTCATGTCTGCATCAGTCTTAACAAAGGTAATAATTGCTACAGGATATTCATCAGGGTTTTCTTTGTTAGAAGTATAAGTGTTACCGTTAAGCTCTGTTACTGTTTCACACTGTGTTACTATCCAGTTTTTAAGTTGATTTATCATAGGTTTAGATCATCAATTACATTATCTATTATTAATTCTAAATCTCTCATAGTTGTAACCTCAAAAGCTCTAAACATATACGGATTGTTAATATGTGGAAATATAGCGTAGTCTGTATCTGTTGATACGTGTGAGCCCCCACTAAAGCCCTCAAGCTCACTGTAAATACTATCCCTCAATCTACCTGTATCTACTGGTGCTTGTACCTTAGATTCGCCCTCAAGGGCTAACATAAACCTATTGGCTATTTCATCAATAGCGGTTGGAAACGCATTGGCTAATCGAAGCATTTCATCATAAACTTCTCTTTCGCCTTCTATAGCAATTCTGGTTCCTAAATACATCTCCGATTTTGAAGGCAGGTTAGTTTTCAACGTCTCTTAATATAAACTTAGTATGCTCGATATCAGGATGAAGACTCATCTCGTTATCCAATCTACTTTTAACTATATATTCTTTAGTACCATAGGTAACCTTATCACCTTTTTGTATTATAGAATCAGCTTTGCCATATGCCTTTTGGTCTTTTATAAACTTGCCATCAGCTTGTAATACCTCGTCAATGTCAAGATTCTGTATATATACCTGTTCACTGCCCTGGCTAGTGTACACTATCTTATTTCCACTCTTAGTAGGTCTTTCTATTGTTACTGTATGTATAAATAAGTCATCCATGCTAAACAGTTATCCTCCTGTACATATCTAAAATAGAAAGATTGTTTTGTATAACTGCATCTAAATCACTATCGCCACTTTCACCATAGTTAATTGAAAAATCCCCAAGCTTTTTAGAAGTAGCCCCAGATGTAGATTTCCTGTTTTTAAATATACCTGCTGATATTTTAATTGTCGCAAGTTGTAAATCTGCTGGAATAGTAGCATACCCACCTGTATAACTAATAAGAAGCTTTTTTACTGCCCTAGCTGGTGGAGAGTCAAACACAAATAACCCCTCGTCATATAGTATTTCATAATCATCTGTTGATACAGCAACACCGTCGTATGTTACAGTTGGTGTAGGACTTTCTTTAATAGGAGGTTCCTTGACGGCAAATATTCTCTTTAATCCGTTAGTATTAAATATCTCGTTTGATACTGCTGCTTCTTCGAAACTCCTACCTGTGTATGTCTTAACATACTGATCAACGTATTCTAGGATTTCTGTTAATAAGGTGTCATTATCAGTTGTGCTAATACCAAGAAAAGATTTTAGGTCTGCTAGAGAAGCTAACATATTTCTTTAAATCAATTTATACTTCGACTTTTACTACTTACTCTTTTTCTTTGATTTTTCTTCCTCTCGCTCGTACTTTTCAATCATTTTACCAAAGTTCTTTTTGATAAGTTTTAGCTCTTTTTTACTAGGCTCTTTAGTAAAATCAGGAGCCGCTTTATCAATCTCTTTTACATCTTTAGGGTCGATTGGCATCCCTATTTCATACTTCTTGCCATTATATACGAAGTTTCTTATTGCAACTTTCATAAATATATATTTAATAATTTAATATAAAATTATAGCATAATATGCTACTTAGAGAGACTCCGAAAAGTCTCTCGTAGCAGAATATTAAGCTGCGGCTGTGGTTAATCTTGCTAAGTAACCAGGTAGATGGACCGCAATGTCTATCCTTTCTGTTACTTTTAGAGCAATCTTATCCTCAGTGAACATGTTCCCAGCTCCTACAACTGCAGAGTCTGATTGATTGATAGTAATTCTTCTTCTATCTCCTAATACAACTCCTCTTCCAAAATCACCGAAGGCGATAAATGGAGTACTGACACCATCGTCAGCTAGCTCAGGTGCTTGGTTTGATATAACTACTGGTTTACCCAATAGGATACCTGATTCACTATCATTGAGTCCTCTATAAAGAGGTCTGTTTTGAGAGTCTTTCAAGCTATCAATCAAACTAAGAACATAATCAGACATGAGAAATGCAGCATTAGTTCTCTTCTGGTGTGGAACACCATAATAAAGATCCTTAATGTCATCTGCATCCACATTAGCGAATGAAACGTCGCCTGTACCCATTACAACATCGGTTACATTAGCATCCTGAAGGACACCAGTAATATTACCAAATGAAGCAGTTCCATCACCATTGATCATAGCGTCATCCTCTTTGAGAGCGATTGATTCTACAATGTTACTAGTGACATCCCTTACAACATCGGCAATAGTATCTTCTCGTAATTCGGTTGTCATGGTTGAGATTGCGGCTAATTTCTCAGCAGATAGCTTAGTATTACCGTAAGTTCTATTACTCTCTGTAATAGTATTACCTTCCGCTACCCAATATGCAGTTACATTTGCATCTCCTTTAGGAAGATTCAATGTTCCTTCAGGCATAAACCTGACATCGGCATACTGTCTAGTAATTCCTTGCTCTCGCAACTCGTTATCTATCTGGCTTGCCCATGCTTCAGGAACTAGGTAACCTCCATCGGCATCAGTTCCAGTATTTAATGCCCTAACAGTCATCCTGTCTCCATCTCTAACAGCTTTTAAGAAAAGGAATGCTTCCTCTTCGTACCCAAGTTCTTTAGAAACTTTTTGAGCATCAGCTACTTTACCCTCTTCAACTAAAGCTGAAAAGGCTTTGACTCTTTCTGCGGAACTCATACTTTTGAACTCTTCGTTTGTAAGCTCAGCAGTAGTACCCTTCTTATCTTCAACTTTTTCAAGTTTTTCGATAACAGGAGCCATTCCCTTTGAAATTGTCTCACTGATTACTTTCTCTAATTCTTTCTTTTCCATGAGATTGTTTCCTTAAATTAAATACCATATTTATCAGAAATGCTCTTGATTGCTTGAACAGTGATGTCTTCAATCATTTTTCGAATTTCTTGGGTCTCAAGTCCTTCGATATCCTCCGAAAGGTTCTCTTTCTTCTGGCTGTCCTTATCAGGCATTTGCTCTGATACTGCTTTTATTAAATCGGCAATTTGATCTATTTCATCTACCTGTTTGCCTTCAGGTATTTCTATCTCGTATAAGTTTTGTAAGTTCTTTAATAAAGTTCTATATTCTGGAATTACCTGTCTATAGTGTTTTAGTAACTCTTTGTTCTTTTTAATCTCTTCCTTCTTTTCTAACTCTTTCTTATCCAATTGCTTGTCATTCTTTTTCTCTTTAACATCTTTCTTTTTCTCTTCTTTCTTATGCATTTCAAATTCATAACCTTTCTTCATCATTTTCATCATAGCACTTGGGTTTGCTGGTATAGTGACCCAACTAACTTCTAATAGTTCTGCCTTTGTAATAACGTCAGAGTTTTCTTCATCTCTTTGTTTTACTATAAATCCTACTGATACTGTTGGTAAAAATCCGTCTTCTACTAGGCTTCTTACTTCATTAGCTTTTGGTGTATCTGCCCACTTAGGACTCATTAGAAGTTGATTGTCTACTACTTTGACATCTTCCCATTTTCCTACAAGATAATCTACACTTTGATCATGATTAACTAACATAGGAGAATGTTTTTTAAAGTTGTCTAATTCCCAACCCTCTGCTTTGATAACTTCGCCGTATCTATCTAATGTTTCATCAGAAGCAACAACTACAATATTATCATCGACTTTTTTGACTTCCCCGAATATATACTGTTTATTCATTTATATATTATTAATTAAAATTATTTTTTATCCTTAGTAATGTATATCAGATACTAATTTATTATGTCCAATATTAACTAACCCTTTTTGACTAATGGTACTGACGCACATCTACAATTTATTCTATTTTCTGGAGATGCATTTTGATCTCCTGGATACTTAAGGTTCTCGCCAGCAACCCTGAAATAACCATCAATAGGTGCTTTTTGTAAGTTTGCTTCTATATGATCTGTTCTTACCCTGTTATCCCCTGCATTTAACCACATCTTCTCTTCTATATACCCATCCTCTTTTGCTATCTCATATCTGCGTTGTGCTAATGCATTGGCAATATTATTAACCTCCGTCTGTGCAATCATCGTACTTCTAGGACCTCGGTAATCTGCAAACTTCTCATCTATTCTTTTAGCTATCTTTGGCATACCTTCTCCGTTTGCTAAGGATTCCTCTATAATTTGTGCTAATTCTTTTCTTGTATTATTTATTACTGTTTGAGTAAAGAATTGTAAATTTGATTCTATAAAGCCTAAAAGATTAAAACTATCCAAATTAAAGTCAATATTTCCAGGTACTTGCTTATCTGCATCCACCCAAGCCTCTGCTGCTATAGCAATAGTGACAGATGTGACGGCTGTCTTTAGTTCGGCTATCTCCTCTGCCCAGCTAACTTGTTTCTCAAATAAATCAATATATGCCTTAGGACTGTTAGTAACAGCTTCTTCTATATTAAATCTTTCTTTAAGACCCACAAAATAATCTGCCACAGCGTCTTTAAATTTAGGCTCATACTTTAAAGCCCTTTCTAGATGTTGTATTGCTAATCTATTAGCCTGTTGTTCTGTCATGTCTTCTTTGGCTTTTTTACCCTCTTTGGTTTCTGTTATTTTTGCATTTTCTATCGCTAACTCTCTATTAATGTATTTATAGTGTTCTATAGCCTTTTTAAGAGAATTTTGTTCTTCTTCTATATTAGCCAAAGGCGTTCCTGTAATACTAATGCTTTCTTGATAGGTTGGTACATAATCATAAGTTTCATCTAGTCTAGGAAGTCCGTTTAACTCTCTAGCCTCATTTATTGACATATAAGGTTTGCCAGCAGTTCCAGTATTGGCTATATTACTGTTTTTTTCTTTATCTGCTGTAATAGGAGATACATACTCAAACCTTATGTTGTCTCGTACTATCTTATCCTTTCGGATAAACAGTGGTAACCATTTCTCATTAAGCATAGCTACAAATCTTCTATACATTGGATCTATCACTCTTCGTGCATGATTTTCATCAGCTCCTTCTAGGGTAGCCCTGTTAATGTTTTCCGTTTGACCCAATATTATCTTGTTGACCCTCCAATTGGTCATTATTTCGTTGCTTGCCCTTTCTATTAATTTGTCAAACTCCATATCTTTATTGCTAAAAGATAATGGTTCAACCTCCATGTCAGAATCCGTTATAGCAAATTTGTGCGACTTATCTTTACCTCTAAACTGCTCTAGCCAATCTAGCTTAAACATTTTCTTCATAGTATCAGAAAGCTTCTGCTTCATTTTAATAAGCAGGGTAGGGGTTGCATCATTAACAAAATACTTATGATTGTAATCAATGGCAGCTTTATATGTTTCTGCTATAGTCTGTATAGGCTGTATAGGTGAAAATCCTTTCCGTGTATCAGCAAGGTTAAATGTAATATCGTATATAAATTCTATCTCTCCATTTTCGTAATCGTTTTTATAATTCTCCGTTTTTCCCTCGGCTGTAATGTAATTAAAGGATACTAAATATCCCCATTTGTCATAAACTTCGTTAGATATGTTCAATGGGTTTAGCCAATAAATTTCTCTAAAGTTACCTCTAGGAGCTTTAGGAATATACCATAAACTAGCACCCAATAAAGCATAGCTATATCCTGTTTCTTCAAAAAGATTAAAGTGAGTTTGTTGATTATTAACCTTCATCAAGCATTCCATTGCTAGACTTTCGTTACTATCTACTGGGACTGTTTCAACTTCCCCACCCTTTGTCTTTTTGTCTTTAACAAGATTTAGCTCTAATTTAGCAAAGTCTTCGGCAATAGCTGATGCAATAGGATATATGTTTGCTGGCAATGATTGTGCAATGTTCTTTAAACTCTGTGTATTTGGATTGTCATATAGGGTCTTCCAAACATAGGTTTCCGTAAGGTCGTCCACATCTATATTCTTTTTAGACACCTCTTGGTTTAATTTAGCAGGGGATAAAGTTTTCGACATATCACTCTTAGAAAATAAAGGTTTAATTTGATTATTCATTTTAGAAAAACTCAATATTAGCTGGTTTGACAGATTCACAAGCATCTAGGGCTGCCAAAAGGGAGTCCCCATAGTCAGGCGAATCGTCAGGATCAGAAGATTTTAACTTTCCAATCCTTCTTTCCTTATCATAGCCTAACAAATCCTTGCGTAGCTGTCCAATAGATTCATCAAGGCTTGCTCTGGATTCCTCAATAAGTTGTCTTAATGTAAACAATAACTCGGTTTTTCGATTGTCATAAAAGGTTCTGATTGGTCGAGAGCCTGCTACGTATCTATGAACAATATACTCTCTATCATTAATATTTTCCATATGGTCTCCAACACCAATACCAATACCGACAGAGTCTATACCAATTGCCTCTACTTTACCGTTTATCTTATTATGCACCTCTAAAGCCATTTGGTGGGTATCAGATATATCTATAGGTTCTTGTGATACTATAACTACACCATATATACTAAACTCCACTATAGTTAAAACACTTAGGTCTGGACCACCTCCAGCCACGTCTAAACCTGCATAAAAATATGGCTCGTATGTTTCTATCTCCTCTTCATCATCTTCTTCAGGCTCTGCAAATTTCTTTAAAATAGGACTCTGATCTTCTTTTATCTTTAATATCTTCTTTTGAATTCGCACATGATTTGATAATAACTGCTCCCAATGTCTATGTGTAAATATAGAATTAGCAGAGTTTTTTTCTGGATATTTAACCTCATACAATACCCTAAAGTCTTCAGGAGGCATACTAGCTTTCATCTCCTCAATAAAAGCTTGGGTCAAACGCCCCTCTTCAATGGCTTGTTTATAATCTATCCGTATTCTATCGTATCTAGGATCGTTAGAACTTCTGTAAAAGTGGTTTCTATTAAATGGATTTCCTATCTTTACAATCTTACTTCTTTCTAAATTACCGCCGAGCATTCTTAATATCTTTGAATATATATTGTCAGGTATTAAAGCAGACTCATCTGATATAATCAAATCCCCACCAAATCCCATTATAGACTGCCCTGCATCCTTTCTTCTTGTAGCTCCAGCAGATAGGACTCTTATTTCTGAATTATCAGACCATATTAACCTGTCATTACTTTTTTTAGTTCTCATCCTATCTTCCACGCTCTCGACATCCATAAGTCTTTCTTGAAATACAGGATGATCAAACACATGCTGCATTACATAATCCATAATAATTTGAGCCTGCTCCTTTTTAGGTGCTAGTATTACTATCCTACCTCCATAGATTTTTCTATACCAATTGATAGCCATTGCTACTATACGTGACTTACCATACTGCGTGGGGGTTTCAACTTGTAATCTGTCTATGTCTGGATCTAAAATTGCGTTGAAAATATCACACTGCCCATCAGTTGCCTCAAAAGGCTCCCCTGTGAGAGGATCAATAAAATAAGTCCTAATTAGATCCTTTGTTGCTTCTCTTAGAACCTGTTTTGTTGTTAGTTGTTTTTTCTTTTTTTTCATCTTCTTCGGCTTTAGCCTGTTTTCTCATTCTTTGCAATAAACTCTCTTGTTCATTTAATATTTCGTTACTGTGAACATTGACACTTGTTTCCTGTTTCCTCTTGAAATCTGCAAACTTCATTTGTAACGCTTCCCAGTATCTAAAATCTTTACGACTCTCTAGCATACCTATTTTGTCTAACCAAGCCACCTTATCTTTCATTAATTCTTTCCAATATTCTGCTTGCCATTCCTCATATCCTTCTTTATTCCACCACTTATAAGTCATTCTTCTAATAGACTCCGCCTCTGGGATATTTTTAGTCACGCCATCTTCTTTCATCATTTCTACAGCTTTTCGTGCCGTATCAGCTTTGGTAGGCTCGGTATAAGGGTCAGCAAATGCCCTCCAATAATACTGCATAGTCAAAGTAGGTTTGAATATTTTGTGACTCATAAGTGAACAAATTATATTTTAATTAATCCTTTAGGTTAGCTTTATCCCAATACTTTAATTCTCCAAAAAAGTCTTGATATTCATGAATATGTATCCTATCTTCTACAACCACATTCAATATCTCTTCCCATCTTCTTGTATGCTTATTAAATCCTTTTACTACAATTTTGTTATTGTTAGAATTATAAGTTAATTCCATAGCACTTTCAAAGCTTTGTAGTTCTCCTAGTAGCTTATTGACCACGTCTTTAAATCTCATAAGTAGATATAAAACAAATTAAATAAAATAATGCTCGATTTCTTTAATATGATTCTTAATATCTTTTATCTCTACTGGGGCTATAAGTATCTTAGTGTATTCCTTGTCAGATGGTAGTTTTGCGAATGATCCACCTAATATTCTTTTGTCATCTATTTCACCTTCTTCATCTCGGACTCTAGACAACGCACAATCAATAGTATATTTTAGCATATCATCAATATCCTTTCTTTTTATATTGCCATTTTTATAAAACAACTTGAAACCGACATATATATCGATTTGATACCATTGTGAATATTTTATGTGTTGTATAGGGAAATAAGTAAATTGTTTTTCCCATTCTTTGTAGGGCTTAGTTTTATAAGACCTGTGGGTTTTAGTGCTATATCTGATTCCGTTATTTACAGATACTGGAATACTTTCTACTTCAAATTTGGCAGTTTCTTTTAACATGGGTTATTTTACCACTTCTATTTTATTATTTCACGTAGTATGAAATTCCTAATTAAATAATATGCCTTTGGAAGTAATGCCATCAATGCAAAAAATAGCCAGACTAAGACCCAAAATATTGTGCTTACTAAAATAACAAGTAACAATAAGAATATGAGTATTGGCATGTTATTAGATTATCAATCTAAGTAACTAATATTAAATACTAATCTGGTGGGATTTAACCACCAGTCAATACTCAATTATCTCTTTTTGAATTCGTTAAGATGTTCCATCAACCAAGAGATAAACCAGTCTAATGCTACCCTCACAGAATACTCATCTAACTCTTTTTCTCCTGATTTCTTCACTTGCTCTACAAGTTCTGTAAAATCATCAGGATTTTTCAAATCCCTCAAAAAAGTAAAGTTTGAACTGTTTTCCATATTAAATAAATATAAAAATTTAACTACCAATATTAAGTACTAAATCTATTCTCTCCATACTACTTGTTACTTATTGGTATAAATATCCAACTAGCATTAGGAAATATAACCTCCTGCCAAATCCTTGTTTCTGCATTATCAAACCTATATATTGCAACCCCCTTACTAACCACCTTAAAGAAATGTTCAAACATATCTCTTGCTTTAGAAAAGGGTGGATTCATCCACGCAGTGGCATATACCTTTTTAATAGATTGAAAATCATCTGAGAACTCTCTTGTTTTAGAGTTATCTCTACTAGCACAACAATCAAATCCAAAATAGTATTGTTTGTTTAGTTTATTCCAAAACTCCTGTTCCGTTTGCCATAAATCCCTTGATGGGTTGTCTCCTTTTCCGTCATTTCCTTTCTTCTCCATATTACTTATTGTCCTTTAATTTAGATAAAATTGCTTTCGTCATATACACAATCGCAACCATCTACTTTGCAATGACTAAATCCAGAATACTCACTATTACCTGCCCCGTTCCAGTAGTGTCGCATTTCCCCGTGTCCACACTTTTTACACACCCTGTCTTTTAACACTTCATTCCTTCCCTCTTCTCTTGCCTCCTTTTCCTTCTCTTCTAGAAGTTGTTCTATGAAGTCTTCTAACTCCTCTCTTAATGTAAAGTTATGTCGGCTTCCTACTAGCATATCTGCCAGTCTTACTTTCCAGTTCTCCATATTATTATTTATTTAAAAATTATATTATAAGCACTACGTTTAGCTCAGAATACCTTGTGAGCTCCAAGCTAACGGTACTACCTATAACTGGGGAGGGTAGGATTTTAACCTACCAGCTTAATGATAAGGCGTTACTCTATACAGTAGCTTCGTCATATCACATCACAACCCTGTATAGTAAGGTGCAATTACTCTGCCACCTCCCCATATTCTGTTATTAACGACCTTTTTGCAATTCTAAGCTTTTGAGATCAAAATTCTTAATAAAATATTTACAATCATCCTCCCTTAACCATCCTATATGAAACTCGCCTCCCCACCATCTACTCAAAGCCTTATATAAAACCTTTCTTTTTATACCTTGATACCTCCAAATAGGATCTATTATTTCATGACACTTTATTCTTAACTCTCTCAGTTCTTTATTTGCCAATGTACCCTTCGGTATTACACTGTTATTGTGACACCCTACGTAGGCATCACAGTCCCTGCAAAAATACGCCATATATGATTTACCATAGTTTTTGCCATATATCTCTTTATTTTCTACCCATTCTGCCTTTTTCCCACAATACGGACACTTCATTCTTTGTTTTTATTAAATATATTTATAAAGTCCTTAACAAGCTCTTTAAGTACTAGCTTCAAACTGACAAACGTAAAACCGTAAGTGTTTTCCCAATACTTAGTATCTTCATATATCCAACTTATTGGTACTTTATAATATTTTGATAATTCACAAGCCAGCTCTTTTTTCACTTGTCTTCTTTTTCTAAACTATTAGATGTTTTTTTGTCTTCTGTTTTTCGAAGCTCTTCCCACTTATCAACTATTCTATCTAGACCCTTTTCGGATGTTTTATATGCAGTTTTATAATACTTCTTTGCCTTTTCTATATCTTCTTCAACTGAGACATACTCGCCAAACACACCAACATTTTTTATTAACTCCTCATGTTCCTGTATGGCTTCATATACTTTATCATAATATTTGTTCTTAATTTCTATATATTGACTCCTATCATCTGCCTGTTTTTCAAAGCTCTCTAATTGCTTTTCATAATGTTCAATTAACTTAAATTGCTCATTCCATTCATCATCACTCATTATCAGGTGACCATCTACAACCTTTTCTATCTCCCATTTGGTGTCCCAAGACTTACCCTCTACCACCTTATACGCTGTTATTGGGCTAGTGTATGCACCTCTCTTTTCGGTAGTAACTATGTTAAGCTCTCTAATTTTAGGTAAAGCATGTTCTAGTATTCTATCTAAAGACTCTTTATCAGGTGAACAAATCTTTATTTCCAACCTATAAATATCTGGTCCACCAGTATATCGTAACGAGGGTTGCTTTGGCTCATCAACAGACCTTTCAACGAATTTGACACCCTTTTGTATTGCCTCTTTCTTCGCATATTCTTCTATCTGTTCATGAGACAGCTTTATTATCTGCTCGTTGGTAAGATTAGAAAAGTTTTTATTTTGCATATAAATATATAATAAAAATTAAATTATAACTGACTAAATATATTAATTGGATGCCCATCAGCTAACTGATCTCTCTTTTTCTTTACATCCTCCACCGCTTGTAACTCTGGGTGCTGTTCTTGTACCTTTCGCCTTGCCCTAGTTATAGACTCAAAGGTTGGAGCTTGTTTTAAATCATTCCAGGTAATACCCTCAAACACCTTGTCTTCTGTCCAAATTTTTGTAATCAAACCCCTTTTACGTAAAACCTCCCAAATAAGTCTTTTATCGCTACTTCTAGTATCACCAGACTCCATCATAACTAATTTAACTAAATCGTATAAATTCATGCTACTTATGGCTAAGATTAGATACTATAGCATCAACACCAGACCACTCATGACACTCTGGACACATACCTATATTGTCTATCACTTCTCCTATGACCTCTCTGCCACAACACTTAGTAAAATACTTTATTTGAAAGTTCTTTGTATGTTTATGCAGTTCGTTATGTTCTCCTAATAAGTTCCGTCTACACATTAGGATTGGTTTCGTTTGCCACATTTCCATATTTTTATACTTAACAAATTATATATCATACTTACTACATTACATAGTATAACAATTTTCAACCCTGCGTCAATACCCTATAACTCCGATTGCATATAAAATAATAGGGGCTAAAGTCAAAAATATAATCATATTGTAAATCCAACCCCCCCAAGTTTGTTTTCCCTCTTTAATTAATTTTAAACCCATTAGAAAATTAATTACAAAAAATATGACCCATGCATAACCTGTAATTCTTATTAAATAAAACATCTATTTAGATTTAAATTTATTTAGACATTGCACTCATTGCCACATTAAAGTTTCTGATCCAAGTATAAGCGTGATTATTGTTAGTATATCTGTTAACCTTCGCCATGTTAGTACCAATATCAGAGTATGCACTCTTAATACCCCTACATATAACCTTAGCCATTGTTTCCCTGTCAGGGTCGTATGACCTATCTCCACCCTTAAAGTATCCCCAGAAGTTACTCTGTCTGCTTGGCGTAGCACTTCCCATGCCAGTTTCTGCTACCGAAATAGCAATTACAGTTTTTAGTGTCTCTATGTCACAATGTTCTACTAATAAATTATAATAACTTTCATCTATCCTCGAACCCTTATAGCCTTGCAGCACATACTTCCTAACACCCTCTAATTGCATTTCCTTTGTAACTTTTGCGACCTTTATATTTTCAGTGGTAGCATATACTGTTGTAACTTGCATTGGATTTCCTATTACAGGTTTCTCTTCAACCTCTGTAATTGCTCTCTGCTTATTACCAACCATTAATACCGTAATTGTATATATACAAATAAATACAAATAAAATGTAATTATAGATCTTCTCCATATTCGCTATATTCATCATCAAATAAAATAGCCAATTTCTCTTCTATAAGTCTTCTATCAATTTGTCTTTCGTTGAACAATTCATTTAATACGTTTCCTTTTATAAAGTTTGCAATATCTCTCCATTCGTCTTTATCTACTTCTACAGGTAAAACATATTGATCTTTAGTCTTCCTATCTGAGAATATAATGTAGTAACGAGGATTACAATTATCATCATCAAAATTTTCATCCTCTACCAAGAATTTCTTTATACTCTTAAGACTTATCTTTATATTAAGGTCCTCTTGATTTAGTATGTTTTCTAATCTCTTAATATAGTTTGTCATATTTACATCCAATTCTTAACTAAATTGTCAAATGTAACACCTTTAACGCCATGTCTAGTTTCCAAATCACAACCGTTATTTTTATTCTTAGCTCTTTTGTATAT